AATTAGCTCTTTTAACAGCTACAAGTTCTGCAGTTAATGAAATTACATTAGCTAATGCAGCTACTGGTAATAACCCTACTATTAGTGCAACAGGAGATGATTCAAACATAGGTATTTCTTTCGCAACAAAAGGAACTGGAGTTATTAAAGCTGAAGATGGCGGTGGATCTGTTTCTGCAGTTAAGATTGCAGGGAAAGAAACTATGTGGATTCCTGCAGTAGCTATGTATCCAAATTCAACAAACGGATGCGCAGATTTAGCTCAAACAGAATTAAGTAATGGACCAGAATTAAAATCTTTAGATTTTGATAAAGATTCAGATGAATTTGCACAATTTGCTGTTGCATTTCCAAAATCATGGAATGAAGGCACAGTAACTTTTCAAGCATTCTTCACAGCAAACTCAACAAATACAGGCACAACAGCATTTGTTTTACAAGGTGTTGCATTAGCAGACAACGGAGATCTTAATACTGCTTTTGGAACAGCAGTAGGCCCAACAGCGAAAGCAATGAGTGGAACAGCGAACGATTTAGCAGTTACAGCGGAAAGTGGAGCAGTTACGATAGCAGGCTCACCTAGTACAGATGAGTATGTGTTCTTCCAAATATCAAGAGATGTTTCAGCAGATGATCTAACAGCTGATGCAAAATTATTAGGAATTAAATTATTCTTCACTACAGACGCTGCTAACGACGTATAATAGGAGTAGCGAATGAGAGATATAAAAAATAAACTTTTTGCGGAAAGTCCAAGAGAAAATAAAAAAAGGCTTAGACCAAGAAGAAAATCCTTTGGTTATCAAGTTTTAGGATTTGGTTCTGGTGGTCTTGTTCCTGTCGAATACAACGTTCAATATTTAGTTGTTGCTGGCGGTGGCGGAGCTGGTTTTGGAGCATCTGGAAACTATCAATCTGGCGGTGGCGGAGCTGGTGGTTTTAGAAAAATTGATGATAAATCATTTCCCGTTTTTACTTTAACTGATTACCCTATAACTGTCGGAGCTGGTGGACCAGCTGGTCCTGGAACACCTGACTCTAGTGGAGGATCTGGAGGAGACTCTGTTTTTAGTTCTATAACTTCAGCTGGCGGCGGTAACGGAGGAGTACGATCCGGAGGATCCGGAGGATCTGGCGGAGGCGGCGGTGGCGGAGGCCATGGCGGCGGAAGCGGAGATACACCCCCTACATCACCACCACAAGGAAATGACGGAGGAGCAGGACACCCTAGTCACTCTCCTGTAGGAAATACAGGCGGCGGTGGAGGCGGCGGCGCTGGCGGAACTGGTAGCGGCGGAAGTTCTTCTTCAGGCGGCGGTGGCGGATCAGGCTCATCAAATTCAATTACTGGCTCATCTGTAACTTACGCCTCAGGCGGCGCTGGACAACCAGGCCCAGGGGCAGCTGGAACAAACGGAGAAGGCGACGGAGGTAACGGACAAGGAGCAGGAAACCCAGGAATAGTTGGTGGTAGCGGAATAGTTATTATTAGAAGATTAACAGCAAGTTCAGCAACTACTAGCGGATCTGTTACTACTTCAGGTAGTGACACTATTCACAGCTTTACATCAGATGGAGTATACGCAGGATAATTATGGCATACTTCGCAAAATTAGATTCTGAAAACAATGTTTTAGGAATTCACACTGTTAGTGAAGCTAATTGTACAAATGATGCAACAAATGTTAGATCAGAAGAAACGGGTGTTTCATTTTTAACTAAAGTTCACAAGTGGCCTTACTGGAAAGAATACAAAATAGATGGATCATTAAGAACAAGAGCTGCTGATATAGGTGGCACTTACAATACAGAACACGATGCTTTTATTCCACCTAAACCATACCCTTCATGGAATTTTAATACTTCAAGTTTAAACTGGGATCCCCCAGTTGCTAAACCTACTACAGGTGGTCCTTATGATTGGGATGAAGATACTCAAGCTTGGGTTCAAGCAGTTGCACCAGGTGCACAATAAAAAATATTAAAAACATCTTTTCTATTAAAATAGTTTTCATACTTTTCTTCCAACATACCTAAAGTAAAAGTTTTTGCTTCTGAATCTTTCCATTTAGAATATTCTTGTATATTTTTTAAACAAGCCGTGGCTACATTATCGGTTATATCTTTTACCTCTATAGATTTAAATAAATGTTTGTTTTTATAAAAAGTTTCTAATGTTCTATAGCTACAATCAGTGCATATAAATAGACCATCTGGTTTTAATAATTTAATTACATTTTTTAAAAATTTACTTTGATCTATATATAATGACATAGACTCTACGTTAGTAATAATATCAAAAGTGTTTTTATCATATGTTAAGTTTTCTGCGTTAGCGACTTTAAAATTTATGTCTTTATGTTTTGATTTTGCATAATCAATATTAACATCTGTAATATCACAGCCATATACATCTTTGAAATTAAAGTATTTTTTATAAAGAGCAACACCGCCGCCTCTACCACATCCAACATCTAAAATATTTTTATTGTTGGTATCTATGTTTTCTAAAAGTTTTAAATACAAAGAAGCTTCTCTTTTCATAATAAAATCTTTGTCCAATAAATTGGAGACAGGGTCATAACCATGATTCATAAAATCATAAAACTTTATTTTATTAAGCAGTTTATTGTGATGTGTGTAGTCAGCTATAATTTGTTTATATTCTATCATAAATTAAAAAAATACCTTATCAATATGAACGAACTTATAAATATCCATATGGTGTTAAAAGCAACTAATGTGGGTAAAAGTTTTTGTTCACTAACCCATATTAACAGAGAAGAAGTCATTAATGTTATAATATGTGCCCACCAAACTTCTATTTGAAAAAATATAGCAGGTAAAATAACAAACAGTTTACCTGACCAAGCCATTGCCTCTACAACGTTATATCTTTTTCTCCAATAATCTTTGTGCCACCACATGGAGTAAGAGTCTTTTATTTCTCTCCAACCAACATGATTGTAGATAATTAAAACTAAAACTAACCATAAAATAAAAGAGGCTAATAAAATCATTCAAAGTCCATTGCTAATGTATATCTGTCTAAATTGTAATCTGCCGAAGGAGAGCTATGAGTAATAGAATTGTCAAATATAACACAAGAGTTTTCTGGGCAGATAGTCTGTATTTCTTCTTTTTCATCTTTTAAAACAGTCCCTAATTTTGATTTGTTTTGTAACATATAAACAATTGAAAACGTGCCTGGATGAGTGTGCCAAGACTTAAAATCTCCTGTTGTATAGTTTGCCCAACATTTTAATATAGTTGAATTTTTAGGCATATATTTTTCTAGCTTTATTAATAATGGATGTGTTGCTACGTTAAAATGAAGGTCTGCATCACTTTGTAAACCAGGGAAATCTTTACCTCTATCATATACTTTAGTTTTAATTACATTAAGCAAAGTGCTTTTTTCAGAGGTAGATAATATGTCGTAATAAACTTTATATTTCATGTATTTGCTTATAACTTTATATCGTGTATATATACTATAGAAATGAAAAAGACAATATTATCTGAAACAGCTATTTATACAGGGACCATAGACAGTCCTAAAGGATACGAAATAGACAGAGAAAAAATTAAAAAAGAGGCTGTCCAAGGATATGTTTTAAATAATAGAAAACACTTTATTGAAAATACTTGGGAGCACAAAGACTACAAATTAATGAGACATATATCTGAGTTAAGATTTGTAGAGGATTATATAAAAGATTTTTTTAAAATTAAAGCAGGGGCTGTTTTAGAGTCAAAAAATTATTACGTTAATATCTTAGAACATTTAGAACAATCTTATTCTCGTAATAATTTAAATCTTAATCACTTATTAGATTCACCAAGCTACACTATGATCTATTGTGTAGATGTTACAGAAAAGTCTTCTTCTATAGTTATAGAATATGATGATCATTTAAGAATTAATAAATTACATCAAGTCCCTGTAAAAAATAATATGTTCATAATAATGCCATCAACATTAAGATATTTTATATCTGAAAATTTATCAGAAGATCCAAACATTTTTATTAACATTAATTATAGAGCAAGATAATGAATTTAAAACATACCTTTTGGCATTTTCCTAAAGCTTTAAGCGATAGGTTTTGTAAAGATGTCATAGACTTTTCTACCAAGAGAAAGCCTGTAAAGGGTATAACAGGGATAGTTGGTAATCATAGAGATCAAATGAAAAACCCTTTATCAAAAGAAGAGTTTAAAAAAGTTAAAAAGAAAAGAAAGTCAGATATTGTTTGGTTAAACGAGCCATGGATTCATAGAGAGATACTTCCGTTTATAAACACTGCAAACGAACAAGCTGAGTGGAATTTTAGTTGGGATCATTCAGAAGAAATACAGTTTACAAAATATAGAAAGGGCCAGTATTATGGTTGGCATAGAGATAGCTTTACAGACCCATATCCTGAGGGAAAGTATAGAAAAGGTAAAGTTAGAAAGTTATCAGTTACATGTCAGTTGTCCGACCCTAACGACTATGAAGGTGGTAACTTAGAATTAGGTGAGTTAAGCGAAGACATGACTTTAAAAATTTATAAGGCTGAAAAACAAAAGGGTTCAATAACTGTTTTCCCTTCGTTTGTTTACCATAGGATTACACCAATAACTAAAGGCACCAGATATAGTCTAGTAGTTTGGAATTTAGGAGTGCCATTTAAATGATGAAATCTATTTGTGTAGTTGGAGGGGGTAGTGCTGGATTAACTTCAGCTATGATACTTAAATCAAGATTTCCAACCATGAAAGTTAAAATAATTAAATCTGATAAGATAGGTATCATAGGAGTTGGCGAAGCATCCACAGAACATTGGAGTTATTTTTTGCAGTTCTGTAGCTTAGACTACCTTGAGTGTTTAAGAGAAACGGGAGCAACCTTTAAGTATGGTGTGTTGTTTAAAGATTGGATGAAACATGATTACTTTAATAATTTAAACAGTCTTATAACAGATACACAAGCAGGTCAGTATTCCATAGCCATGGCTTACACAATAGCTTATGATTTAAAACCAGAAGAATATACCGACAGTCTAGCTCTACAAAACAAAGTTTATTTTCAAAGTGTGCCCACAAACCAATTTAATTTTAATACTTTTAAACTAAACGAATGGTTATTAAAAAAATGTGTTGAAAGAGGCATAGAAATTGTTGACGATGATATTGAAGATATAGTTGTTAAAGACAATAAAATTATAAAGTTAAAAGGTAAGCAAGAACATGTTGCTGATTTTTTTGTTGATTGCACAGGTTTTAAAAGACTATTGATTTCTAAATTAGGTGCTAAGTGGCAATCTTATAAAGAGTATCTGCCTATGAATGAGGCCATTGCTTTTCCGACCAAAGACACAGATGAGTATCCTCCTTACGTTACAGCAAGAGCCATGAAAGCTGGTTGGATGTGGAGAACTCCTGTTAGAGGTAGATGGGGAAACGGTTATGTATTTGACAATAGATATATTAATGCTGAAGAAGCACAAAAAGAATGCGAAGAATATTTAGGACATAAAATTAAAATTGCTTCTAACATAAAATTTGATGCTGGCAGTTTAGACAAACCTTGGCAAGGTAATTGTATTGCTTTGGGTCTGAGCTCTAGTTTCGTAGAACCATTAGAGGCAACATCAATTGGTTTTGGTATTAATCAATGTTTTTTATTTATACATATGTTGCTAAACTACGATCAACATATTATAGATGATTACAACGAAGACTTTCAATATTTGATAGAGAACGTTAGAGATTACGTAATTATTCATTACATGGTAGATAAAAAAGATTCACCTTTTTGGAAAGAATTAAAATTAAACCTACCAGATTCTTTAAAGAAAAATTTAGCTATTTGGAAGAATCGACTTCCTATGCAAATAGATTTTAAAAGTAAATACTGTTTATTTTATCCTAATAACTATTCTTTAATATTAAAAGAAATAGGGTTTTTTGATAAACAAAAAATAAAAGAAGAATACGAAATGTTGCCAAAAGAACTTAAAAAATGGTGTGAGTCTAAGATGAAATTTCAAAAGCAAAGACTTAACGATAGAGGTATGTGGATAAGTCACAAGAGTTTTTTAGAGAGCTTAACAAATGAAAGTAATTAAAAATTATATAACAAAAGAAGAATTAAACACAATCAAACAAACCTTAGAGAGCCCTGCTTTTCCTTGGTATTGTAATCATGATATTACTCCCAATACTTACAAACTGCCTTCATACAGATTCAAATTTGGAAAGGAAGAGAATAAAAAATCATACTTAAGAAACTTTCAATTTACCCATACTTTTTACATTAACTATAATATTAGTAGCAGCACTTATTTTAATATACTTAATCCAATTCTTAAAAAATTAAATCCTCACGCTTTAATAAGAATTAAAGCTAATCTCAGGCCCTACACAGAAAAACCTCATCAAACAGGATGGCATATAGATAATGAAGTACCTAGTGCTAAAACCGCTATTTTTTATGTTAACACTAACAATGGCTATACGTTATTTAAGAATAAAAAAATAATTAAATCGGAAGAAAATAAAATAGTTGTGTTTGATAGTAAACTTCAACATTGTGGTATGTCTAGCACTGACACTAAATACAGAATGGTAATTAATTTTAATTATGTCTAATATAGATTTTGAAAAAAATATAATTGATTTTAAACGAGATATTGATTTTAATTATATATCTGAGTTGTTGGATAACAATAACTATGAATCACAGTTCTCTAGTGATTGGCATAGCTCGTTTGTTTTAAAGTCTGTTTTTAAAATAAACAACATACAAAACAACAATGACTTTAAACCTTTCTACGATTATTGTGAGGAAAACTTTAACAAGAATAAAAAGAAATCAAATTTAATTATGTTTTTTTCTTTGAAAAGCGGTGGGTCTAGTATAACTCACAAAGACAAAGAAGACGTGTATATAGTTGGAGTAAAAGGAAAAACGTGGTATAAAGTTAACAATAAAGAATATATGGTTGAAAAAGGAGATCTATTAAAAATACCTGCTAATACTATTCACACAGGAATAGGATTAACACCAAGAATAATTCTTTCATACGGAGTTTATTAAATGTCTTTTAAAAAAAACAAGTATCTACTATTTAAAAATATTATAACAAAACAATCTGCTACATTTCTAATGGGATACTCTTTATTAAAAAGAAAGGTTGTATCAACCATGCAAGAAACAAGGTACATATCTCCCAACGAAACTATCTTAGGTTCTTTCGGTGATAGTCAGGTTGATGGTACCTATTGTCATTATGGAGACATTGCGATGGATACTTTGTTGCAAGTTTTAAGATCTGAGATAGAGAAAAAAATTAAGATAAAATTAGTGCCAACATATTCTTATCAAAGAATTTATAAAAAAGGAGATATTTTAAAAAGACATAAAGATAGAGTTTCTTGTGAAATATCAGGCACTTTAAATTTAGGTGGAGATCCTTGGCCTATATTTATTAAAAAAGATAAAAAAGAAATTAAAATTAATTTGGAACCAGGAGATATTTTGTTGTATCATGGTTGTGAATTAGAACATTGGAGAGAGCCTTTTTTAGGTGATTTCTGTGTGCAAGTGTTTTTGCATTACAACCAAGAAAGCTCTAAAAATCCCAATCTTTGGGATGGCAGGCCTCATCCTGGTTTACCAGCCCATTTTAAAAAAGGTTGAAACACGTACATTTCTAATATATTTTAAATTCTATGGCATTACAAAAAGTAAACTTTTTACCTGGATTTAATAAACAATTGACAGAAACTCAAGCTGAGGGACAATGGGTAGATGGTGATAATGTTAGATTTAGATATGGCTCACCAGAGAAAATAGGTGGTTGGTCTCAATTAGGCGAAAACAAGCTTACCGGTGCGGCTAGAGCTATGCATCACATTGTAAGTAGCGGTGGAGTTAAGTACTCTATCATAGGAACAAACAGAATATTATATGCTTATTCAGGCGGTGTGTTCTATGACATACATCCAATTAAATCTACAACAACACTTACTAGTGCGTTTAGCACAACCAACGGATCACCAACTGTTACTATAACTTTTTCTTCAGGTCATGGCTTAAGTCCTGGTGATATAATTTTATTAGATAATTTTACCACAATCACAAACTCTAATTATTCAGCATCTGATTTTGATGATAAAAAATTTATGGTAACTAGCACACCGACCAATCTTACAATAACTATAACAATGCCATCAAATGAGTCTGGATCTGGAGCCACAACATCTGGAGGTATTAGAGTTCAAATTTATTACCCAGTAGGACCAGCAGAACAATTACCTGGCTTTGGTTGGGGATTAGGACAATGGAGTGGTACTGTGGCCAATCCACAAACAACAACTTTAAACGGAGCCATCAATGATTCTACAACGACTATTGTTTTAACCAGTTCAACAAACTTCCCATCAACAGGAACAAACCATGTTTTAATAGGGACAGAAGAAATATCTTATACGGGTATATCTGGAAACACCTTAACAGGAGTAACCAGAGGGGTTAGAAATACTACAGCAGCTAGTCACTCGGACGGAGCAACAATAACTAATACTTCTGACTATGTGGCGTGGGGCGAGGCTGCATCTGGAGATTTAACAATTGATCCAGGCCTCTGGTCTATTGATAACTTTGGTAGTAAAATTATTGCTTTAATACATAACGCAGAAGTTTTTGAATGGAATTCAGATGCATCAAATGCTACCGCAACTAGAGCTACAATTATATCGGGTGCACCAACTGCGTCTAGAGATATGCTCGTATCTACACCTGATAGACACTTAGTATTCTTCGGCACAGAAACTACGATTGGAACAAAGTCTACTCAAGATCAAATGTTTATTAGATTCTCTGATCAAGAGAATATTAATTCATATACGCCTACAGCAACCAATACAGCTGGTACACAGAGACTTGCAGACGGTTCTAGAATTATGGGAGCTGTTAGAGGTAGAGATGCAATCTATGTTTGGACTGACACTGCCTTATTTACACAAAGATTTATTGGACCACCATTTACATTTGGTTTTGCACAAGTAGGAACAAACTGTGGATTAATAGGACAGAATGCAGCGATTGAAGTAGATGGTGCTGCTTACTGGTTCTCAGAAAATGGTTTTTTCAAATATGCTGGTGCACTTCAATCACTACCATGTTTAGTAGAAGATTTTGTTTTTGATGATTTAAATACTACAGCTAACCAACTTATAAACGCTGGATTAAATAATCTATTTGGTGAAATTAATTGGTTTTACTCTTCTTCAGGGTCAACCGTTATAGATAGAGTTGTAACTTATAATTATTTTGAATCAACACCACAGAGACCAATATGGACAACAGGAACTTTAGATAGAACAACATGGCAAGACTCTGCTGTTTTTGGAAAACCACACGCTACAGACTATGATGCTAGCTCAGACAATTCTTATGATGTAGTTGGCAATACAGATGGTTGCACTATTTATTACGAACATGAAACTGGCACAGATCAAGTTACATCTACGGCAACAACAGCTATAACTTCTAACATACAATCAGGGGACTTTGATGTTTCACAAGGTGGCGAAGGTGAATTCTTTGCAAAAATTAGAAGATTCATACCTGACTTTTTATCACAAACAGGTAATACACAAATTACATTAAACCTAAGAAACTTTCCAAATAACACTGAGGCAAGCTCACCTCTTGGTCCTTTTACAATTACATCGTCAACGGAAAAGGTTGATACAAGGGCTAGAGCAAGAGCAGTGTCTTTAAAGGTTGCAAATACAGCTGCAGCACAGAGTTGGAAACTTGGTGGATTTAGGTTAGACATACAACCAGACGGAAGAAGATAATGGCAAAGATAGTACAAGTATTAACAAGACCTAGTAAAGAATATAGACAAGACGTGGCTGATGCACAGGTTAGAGACCTAGATGCGATTATACAAAAATTAAATACAACGTACCAACAAGAATTAAAAGATGAGGTAGAAGCTGAAAACTTCTTTTTAAATTAATGTCAAATAGTTTTGTAAATGCAAAAGTAGATTTAACATCAACAGACAACACAACGTTGTATACAACACCAACAGCAAACGTTTCTTTGGTTAAATCTTTGTTAGTATCTAATGATGCTGGGTCCTCATGTAATATAACTATTACGTTAACCGATGCTTCTGGCAATGTGTTTAGTTTGTTTAAAACAAAAGCAGTGGATACCAACACAACAGTAGAACTTTTAACTCAACCCCTTGTAGTAGAGGAAAGTGAGATATTAAAGGTACAAGCTAGTGACGCGAATGAGCTGCACGTTATAGCTTCAATATTACAAATACAGCCAAGAGAGGTAACAACATAATGAAAGAACTAAAACCAGAGAAAATTATAGAAACAATATCTAACAAAAAGACTGGAGAAAAGTACGAAAATGACCAGGAATGGAAAACAAAAGGAGTGTCCCCAGAGGACATTAGGAGAGACGTTACGGTGATAATGCCAAGTCTTGATTTATTTCCAAAAACCAAGTAGATTAATAAATTCAGGATTTATACGCCTGCCTATAACAATTTAATTAAATTATGCCAATAACAAGAGGACAGATGAAAAGACAATTATACATGGGCGGTGGAATCATGAACGCTGTGCCTAGAGAACAATATGGTCTAGGAAGTGTTTTTAAAAAAGCTAAAAAAGCTGCAAAAGGTGCAGTCAAAACAGTTAAAAAAATTGCATCCTCTGACGTGGGTAAAGCAGCATTATTAGCTGCAGCAGCTTACTATGCTCCAGGTGTTGGAATAAAAGCTCAAGGAGGTTTACCAGCTTTTTTACAAGGAGCTAAAACCAAACTTACTGATTTTGCTTTAGGAGATGTTATAGCGGGTGATTTTCCTGGAAGCACAGTTAGAGGACCAAATCTTCTTCAAAGAGCTTTTGGTGCAGTAACTGGAATAGGCGGCGACAAAAGCAGTGGTCTTTTAACTAAAGGTCTAGCTCTAGCAGGACTATCTACTTTTCTAACATCTCAATACGGTTTAACAGAAGCACAAGCACAAGAAGAATTAAATGATCCAGAAAAATTACCATCATATCTAAGAGCATATTATACAAATTTAAATCCAAACGCAGGATCTGAAGAGATAGAAGAATTTGTAAGAGTAAACTCAGCTACAGGTGGTAGAATAGGTTTTGCTGATGGTCCAGTATTACCACCAGACCCAACACAACCTGTAAATCCTTTTGGACCAAAACCAACAGGACCTGTATTGCCAGATAGAAGAATGGCATCTGATGATACAAATGAGAGAGTGTTAGAAGCTCTTTTTGAAAAGTATTTAGATATGGGTTTATCTCCAAAAGATGCAGCAGATGCAGCAAGAAAAGAGTTTCAAGAAATGAGTATGATGAGGTTAGAGGATAGAGGTCTAGCAGCTTTAGGTGGTAGAATTAAAAAAGCCCGAGGAGATTCTGCAAGCATGAACGCTATGCAAGCAGCTAGAGTCGAGGGGCTACCTATCAGAGAAAATAAAGCAGGTATAAAAGAATTAGACCTACGAGATAGAGGTGGATTTATACCCCCTGTTGGTATAAAAGAAAAAGCAGATGATATTCCAGCAATGTTATCAAACAATGAATTTGTATTTACAGCTGATGCTGTAAGAGGCGCAGGAAACGGTAACGTTGAAGTAGGCGCTCAAAAAATGTACGACCAAATGAAAATGTTAGAGGAAGGTGGCAGATTAGTATAATGGCAGAAGTAGTAAGAACAGCTCCCGCAGAGTTTATAGAAGCAGCAGCAAAAACGTACCTTGATGATTTAACAAAAGGTATTGGTCAATTTAAAACAACAGATTTATCTACTATTATGGGTCCACAGTTTGTTGCTGGACCTAGTGCATTAACTACACAAGCAGAAGCGTTAGCTCCTGGCCTTGGTGGTTTTCAACCTTTTTTAACAGAAGCCGCTGCAAGAGAAACAGCAGCAAAAGATTTAGTAAGTCCAACTGCTTATCAGACTTACATGTCACCTTTTCAACAAGATGTTATTGATACAACACTTGCAGAATTTGACAGACAAACACAAGCAGGTTTACCATCATTAGCAAATCAAGCCATACAAGCTGGTGCATTTGGTGGTGGTAGAGAAGGTGTACAAAGAGCAGAGTTCTTATCTAATCAAGCTAGGAACAGAGCAGCTTTACAAGCACAATTATTACAACAAGGTTTTGGCCAAGCACAAAATTTAGCGACACAAGCATTTAATCAACAAAGAGCATTATCAGCTGGTCAGTTAGGTTTAGCACAACAATCACCTGCATTGTTAGGTCAACAGATTTCAGCACTAACAGGTTTAGGCGCGCAGCAAGCAGCGAGAACACAACAAGGTTTAACAGCGCAACAACAATTATTATCAAGACAAGCTTTACAACCATTAGAAGCTGCACAACAATTTGGTTCTGGTGTTACACAATTAATTGCAGGATATCCAGGTAGAACTCAAACAGCTCCACCTGCACCTACACCATCGCCGTTAGCTACAGGTTTAGGAACAGCATCAACATTAGCTGGTATTTACAGATTAATTAGTCCACAACAACAAACTATAAAAATTCAACAATAATGAGTAGAATATTAAAAAGACCAATGTTTAGAAAAGGCGGAGAAGTTATGGAAGGTATCATGACTGGTATCAAGCCTAGAGAAAGGTTTTCAGAAAAAGGTATGTCTGATTCTATGCGTGACGACCTTAAAAATATTCAAAACAGAGTTAATTTAATAGATGCTTTTTCTGGAGCAGGAGCTAGTCCACTGGGAGATCCGTTAACACAATTTTTATTACAGACAGGTCAAAATTTAATAAGTGGTGAATCTGCAGGTGGCACTAAATTACAAGAAATTTCAGGTGCAACAAGAAAACCTTTAGAAAAAGCAATTAAATCACAACAGGTAAAAGATTTAAGTAGAAAAAAAATAGCAGCATCTTTACTATCTAAAATGGGTGCCGGTGATATTGCAAAAATAAAAAGAAATGCAAAAGATTTATCAGAATTATTGGGTATACCTATAGAACAAGCAACAAAAATGGAAATAAATAAAGCTTACTATAAAGACCCAGCATCAGCAGCAGCAAAAAGAGAAAAATCAATAGCAACTTTAGCTAATAATTTTATGAAAGAAAAAAAGTTTGGTCAAAATGTTTACACTGGGCCAGAAGCTAATGCTATGGCAGAAGCTTATGTTGCTGCAATGGAAAAAAAAGATTACAGAGGCAAAATAGTTCCTTCACAACCTAGCATATCTAAAAAAGAGGAATTTACAAAAGTACCTACAGGAAATGAAAAAATGCCAACGGCATATAAACCAAAAGAAAACACAGGCATCACGTATTTAGACAATAAAATTTATTACGATATAGATATGGGAACATGGTTGTTATATGATCAAAACCAAAATTTATTGTTTCCTTACAATAAGTAAGGAGGACACTAGATGTCTGAAAAAATTAAAATACCAGAAATTCTACTAGATGATAGAGAAGATGTTACTGAGGAAGTCCCAAAAGAAATAGAGGACGGCACCCTAATAGAAGAAGCAAAACCAATTCCAGAAGAAGAAAGAACCCCTTTCTTTGGTGACGTTATATCTAAAGATACTAAAACTGGAACTATAATAGAAGAACAAATTAGAGGTATTAGTAAAATTGTAGACAAGTTTCAAGGTAAAGAAATAGAGGGAGACGTATCTCTTTTTGAATCTTTGGCTGGCGCTACTATGAGTGCTGGTATTAAAATACCAAAAGGACTTGTAACGTTTGGAACGCTCCTATACGACATCTTTCAAGAAGAAGGTATACCAGTAGATGAGACTTTAACAGCTAAATTTAATGAAGCTTTTGATCAATCAACTTTAGGTAAAATAGAAAGAGCATCTGAAGAAGTAGCTGCAGAAACAGCAGCGGGTAAGCTTACAGAAGCGATTGGACAATTGTATGGTGCAGGTAAAATAGCAAAAAAAACTATTATACCAGTTGTAGAAAAAGGATCTCAAAAAGTTAGACAGCTTGTAAGTGCAATAAAAAGTGGTAGGTATGTTAAAACCACAAATAATGTAAATGCGGCAAGAGCTATTAAAGAAGCAAACAAACTAAATACAATAACAGGCACAGACAAATTTGCAGCTATAGCTATAGGCGGTGGTATAGGAACGGGTTTTATTGTTTCTGATGTAGAAAATATAGGGACTTTTGGTGATTGGGATTATTTAGATTTTTTACCTACAGGATTAGACAGGACGGCAAGAGAAGAAGGCGGTGAAGAATCAAAAAGACAACTGCTAAACAGATTAAAATTTGGTGCAGAGTTAGCTTTTCCTATTGTGCCCTTTATAGTAGGTGGCGGAAAAATAGGTAAACTTATAGTTCAAAAAGGTAAAGATCTTGCATACAGCGACAGTATGTTAGAAAGATGGGTTGATAGATTTATTGCAAAACCTTTTAGATCTAGAAGTAATAAAACACAAGAATTGTTTGATGGTATACAAAAGCTAGAGGGTAAAAAATCTGCAGTAAAAATTTTAGCTAAAGATGCTTCTAGAAACATTGATGACTCAATAAGAGAAATATCAAGAGAAACTAAAGGTGCTGCACAAGCACTTAAAGATCCAGCTAACTTATCAAAACTTATTGCAGAATTTACATATTCTGCAGACGATGTTGTTAAAAAAAATAAAATTGTTTTTCCTGGGTTTAATCAAAAGGTTAGAAGTAAATTTATAGCGTCATTAAATAAACTAGGCGTATCAAAAAAATCAGTTGAAAAAATAATAACAGATACTAAAGCCTTTAGAGAAACAGCAACAGGATTAAAAAATTTAATTGCTGCTAGTAAAAATGTAAAAGTTGGAACTGAAAAATTAAATAACATATTAAATGAAAGAATAAAAAATGTATTAGCTGTTGATTATAAGATAATTGATGATAACGCAGGATTATTTAACGGGTACACTCCTACTAATGAGAGTATAAATCAAGTAGCAAAAATTTTACAAAGATACGCAAGAGACAATGGCAGATCATTAGATAGTGAAACTGCAGTTAAATTAGTAAACAATATAACTAAAAATGCATTTAAAGATAAATCTACAAACGCATTAGTATTTGATATTGGAGAAGAAAGCGCTTTTGCTGCTAAACCAGTGCAAACAGTAAACATAGGTAAGTATATAACGTCAGGTAAATTTAAACCAGATGGTAGAGGAGGTCTAATACAAAAAGAATCAGATCTTACAGCTTTTAAAAAATTGTTTGGTGAGTATAAAAATGCTCAAAAGGGCATTTATAGCGTTATGACAGAATTGTCTGAAATTATAGCTAGAGATAAATTTTACACAAACCTATTAAAAGACTCACAAAATATTGCAAAACTATTAAGAGCTGGCGCAGATCCTGGACAAATAGGAAGACCTATATTTTTTAAAAGATATAACAAGGCTGTTACTGAATTACCTTTTCAAGTTATAACAAGACAACCATTAAATTTAAAAACTAAGTTACCAGAAACAATTTATAAAAGCCCTTTAGATGGATACTTTACAACACAGCCATATGCTGAAGCTATAAGAGTTGGTGACGCTGTTGTAGGTAGTTCTATTACAAGAAGTTTACCCTATAGAATACTTATGTTAATTCCAAAGGGCGCAGCACAAGCAGCTAAAACTGTTCTTGGATTTTTTACACACGCAAGAAACTTTTTTTCCGCTGCTATTACAACAGTGCACAGAGGTAATATTTTAATACCACCAGCTAAAATAGGTGAGTTTGCAAACAGAGCTAGAAAAGCTGTACAACCTCAAATTCTGTATAGAATGACAGGTAATCCTAAATATAGAAACGCACCTGAAGACCAAGCAATGTATAGATTTTTATTAGAGGAAGGTGTTACAAACCAAAACGTAGTAGCGAGAGACGTAGAGGGTATCTTTCAAGATGTGGCACAAATAAGAACAAGATACGGTACAACAGATAGATTTTTTAATAAAGTTTTAAATACGGGCACAAAAAAATTTAAAAAAATATATGACGTTGCTCAAGATCTATACACAGCAGAAGATGATGTATTTAGAGTATATAATTTTTTAGCTGAAGCACATAAATTAGACAATGCTTTTGAGATTGCAATTAAAAAAGGTCTTAAAGATGCTTCTGGTAAAGTTGTAACAAGAGCTAATAAACCATCTGACTTAGCAATCATGAAAGAGGCAGCGCAAATTGTAAGAGAAACTGTGCCAAACTATGCTTACGTATCTGATTTTGTAAAAAGCGTTAGACGTTCGCCATTTGGAAGTTTTGCAGCCTTTCCTGCAGAAATATACAGAACGGGAACAAACACTCTCATGAGAGGTTTAAAAGAAGTTAAAGACCCTATAAGAAAACAAATAGGATATAACAGTTTAGTTGGACAAGGTTTTACATACACATTTTTACCTGTAGCGGCCGTAGAATTATTTAGAGGTATGTATGGAATAACTAGAAAACAATTAAGCGCTATAAGAGAAGTTTTACCAACATGGTCAGAGGATAATACTATTTTACCAATTTATGAGGACGGTAAATATAAATACATAGATTTTAGTCATGGCTTCTTTTATGACACGATGATTCAACCTGTACAAACAACACTGTCCACTGTGCAAAAAAATCCAAACGCTCCGTTAGTGCCTACAATTTTAGACGCTATGGTAAAAGCTGGAGGAAAAGTTTTAGAACCTTTTATTCAAGAAGCTATTTGGACATCAACTGTATTAGATATTTTTACTAGAAATGGTAAAACAAAAGACGGTCGAACAATATTTAATCCGAGAGATTCGTTAGGTGATAAAATATCTAAATCATTTCAACATGCAGCGTACGAATTATCTCCTTTCTCTTATGCACAGATATTAAGATTATCAAAAGCCTTAACGGGAGACACATTAAAAGGTGAGAAATATCAAATACCTGATGAACTTTTAGGCTTTACAGGATTTAGAAAAGTTCCAATAAATTTAGAAAAAAACTTAAACTTTAAAATAGCTGAGTTTAAAAGAAATACATTCGAAGAACGTAAATTAATATTTGAAGGTACAAGAAGTGGCGACCCTGTAAAAGATGAAAATCAAATTATAAGACAATATATAAAAGCCAACAAACAGCATTTAGAATCATACAGTAAACTACGTAGAATCTATGATGCTGTAAAAGTATTGGGCATGAGAGATCCAAAGATAGCAGAGGAGTTTGATGATCAAAAATCAATACCTGTATATGAGTTTATAGAAAATAATTCTTTTAAACCATTTAATATTAGTGACGATGTTATCGCTGGTTTTGCTAAATTATCAGAAGAAAAAGGAATACCAAATCCATTAAATGATAGAGTTCTTGAAAAATTGTTTCAAATACAAGAGGAATTATTTGAAAAACAAAAATTAAATCAACCTCTCGTAATTAACGAAAAAGATTATTTATTACCAGAAACTAATACTAGCATGGTACCACCGTTACCGGAACAACCCATGCCAAATGCTGCAGTAGTGCAAACACCTGCACCAGTAACTGAAACTGGATTGACTATGGTAGAAAAAGCTTTATTATCTGATGAGGAAAAAATGATGACACTTAAAAACAGAGGACTAGCTTAATGAATGATTTAGATAAAGCTAAAATGATGGCACCAGAGGGTGAGTTTCTTGCTTACATAAACCCTAAAGAAGCAGGTATTTTAAAAGCTTTGGGTGGTTCAGGAAGAATGACTTCTATGGGTATACCAAGTTTTACTGAAGATGAAGAAGATACAGGAGATGTAGCGAATCCAGGCAGTGGGTTTTCTGGAGACACTACGTCACCAGGAGATGACCAAGAAGATGATACCGCTAGAATGATGCAAGACATGGGACTTACAGGTCCTGGTTTTACAAGTAGAGGACCCGTTGATGATAATCCACCTACAATTTCAGATATTATTGGCGGCGGTGTTCAAAATATAAAAAATTATCTTACTGATCCCAGTAGACGAACAGGAATTCTTTCAGGTTTAATAGGCTCTGCTTTATTTGGTCCTTTTGCAGGCCTAGTAGCAGGATCACTGGGACAAAGATTTGCCTCTAGAAATAATAATTTATTAACAGGGATGAATACAATAGATTATGATAATACACCACCTGTTACATCACCTTTTATATTACCTGAACCAAAACCATTCCGTGGTTCAGGAAATATTCCTCCTATTTTTTATGACAGTGATATATCAGATCTCATGGCAAACAAACTTTTTGATTATAAAATAGGAGACATAAGTGATAAAACTTTTAATGGAGCCATTAACGCAGGTTTTAATCCTTACACAGGAGAAGAGTTGAAACCAGGAGAGGCAGAAGATTTGAAAAACGAAAGAAATAAAGGAACTGGTATCAATACAATTGATACAACGATGATTGTATAATGCCTAACGGAAAACCACCAAAAACAACTGGCGAACATTTAGTATCTCTCTACGGATATGTAACAGGATTTAAAAAACAAATAGATCATCTACACGCAGACATAGGTAAACTAGAAAGAAAAACAGACACTGTAATTTATTGGATTGTTGGTGGTGCGTTTACAACTATACTAACGCTTGTAGGTTTATTTAATTTATTTATAAATTAGATCCAAGCTTTTAACTCTTCACCCATTATCTCTGTAGCTATATTAACTTTATTACGTAACGATTTTACAATTTTAGTATCAATCGTATCTTCTGCAATAATATCAATGTATGTCATAGGTTTTTCTTGGCCTATTCTATCTATTCTAGCTTCTGACTGCTGTCGTTTTTCAAGGTCATAACCGTTTGAATAATATATCATTGTTGATGCACCTGTAAGTGTAATACCGTAACCACCTGTTTGTGTTGTGCCAATTATAAATCTAACTGGTGAGTTTTTATCTTGTATTTTATCAATTGCTTTTTGTCTATCATCTGTACTTGTATCACCATAGTATGTAACAATAGTTTTTTCTCCATATTTTTTTGATATGGCTTCTACAATTTTTTCTATGTCATGTCTGTAATGAGCCCATATTACAGCTTTGCCTTCTACTTCTTCTAGTATGTCCATAAGTTGTGTAATACGATTATTCTTAAGATCTTGAACGGTGCCATCATTAGATTTAAAATGACCACATGTTATCTGGTGTAGTCTCATGAGCTGTGTAATCACAGTTGCAGATGTAACCATCTTACCATTTAAGAATGCAATAGCTTCTTGTTTCATTTGTTTGTAAACTTTCTTTTGTTCATCTGTAAGCTCCACAGTTCTTTTCATATATGTTTTACCAGGTAAATCTAAACAATCATCTTTTAATACACGATATGAAAAAGGTTTAAGTTTTTCTGATAGCTCAGGTAGATTTCTATATCCAACAACAATCTCAACTTGTCTACCAGATACATTTATTTTTCTACATATTGCATACCTAGCCTTAAACACATAATAGGATGATTGATCTAATAGATAAGGATCTAAAAAATAACATTGTGTAAATAGATCTAATGGTGATTTTGTAACTGGTGAGCCTGTGAGTATTCTTCTGTATTTTGTAAACTGTTTTAAATACACTATGTTCTTAGTTCTTTTTGCTGCAGGGTTTTTTATAGTGGTAGACTCATCTATACCCATTAATGTTTTATGACTATTTAAAAACTTTTCTGCAAACTGTATACCTTTTTTCGTAGAGAAAGCTTCTACATTCATAATTAAAATATGAAGCTCCGCTCCTACTTTAAACAAGGGTTGAAGATCTTTTGCTTTAGGATCTGTTCTCCACAAACCTACTCTTTTCTCTATGTAGTCAGGCATATGATTAGGTATTTCAGAGTCAAACCAATTTTTATAAACACCTTTTGGTGCAACAATTAAAGCACCATTTATCTTACCAGCGTTGTAAAGCATGGCAATATTATCAATTAATACTTTTGATTTACCAGTGCCCATCTCCATAAAATACGCAAAAACTTCTTTGTTCCATGACATTTCAAGAGCTTTCTTTTGATGAGCAAAAGGCTTGCTTTTATATTTGTAATGCATAATATATTTTTACTTTCTATTGGAAGCATATATATTATGTGTTATTAAATGTCAAGAAGGATATATTATTAATGTCGACAGTCTTTGTTATACAAGACATACCAGGAACTAAAGTAGGAACACCTAAAATTAACATTATTGGTGCAACAGAATTTGGTAATTTAAAAGTATTATTACCAGAAAACTCACAGATCATTTTGAGTCCTGCGTATGTAATACAAACTTTACGACAAAAATTAAAAGAATATAAAGAAAGTGATTATTTACTACTTACAGGCGATCCTGCCATAATTGGTGTGGCTTGTTCTATTGTATCAGATATTACAAATGGAAAATACAACCTGTTAAAGTGGGATAAACAAGAAAGAAAATACTACCCTGTAGAAATAGATTTATATAAGACTTGACAATAATATAAAAACCTATATATAGAAAGACGAGAAAGTTATGACAAAAATAGATTTTGAAAATGATAGAATGCAGTCTGTTGAGCAGATAGATTCCGCTAAACGATTGTCAGATAAAGTATTAGAATTAAAAGATTTAGAAGACGAGATTGCAAACGCAGAACAGAGCGTAAAAAAATTAAAAGAAAAAGCAAAACAAGTTTCTACTGTAGAGATTCCAGCTATGATGGATGAAATGCAGATTACAAAATTAAAGCTGAAAGATGGTGAGTCCGTAGAGATTAAAAAAATATACGGCGCATACATATCTCCTGATCAACAGGAGGCAGCTTTTACATGGCTTCGTAACAACGGCTTAGGTGATATTATTAAAAATGATATTACCGTTACCTTTGGTAAGGGCGAAGACAAC